TGATGACCGCTTTGTAGATTTTGCGGGCCACCAAAGCTTGCTTGAGGATTTCCCAGCCGCTTCCGCAATTGGGCCGACCGATGGCATATAGACCGATTGATAGCAGGGCCGCAGTATTAGTCGGGCCTTCTGGCAAGAAGCATATGGGCTGAATAGGCACGTTGTCGTTCGGAATGAAGATTCCACCCCTTGAACCAGCAACAGCCCATTTAAAGCCATTCTCGGCCCTAAGCCGGATGCCTATACAAGCGGATGGCAAGCTGCCATCGTACATCGGAAAAGCCCACGCGTTGAATCTCGGCGACCATGAGGCCCGGATTGCATTCAGCGACCAGCAGCTTACACCAAGGTCGGCGGATAGCTTGCTGATTTGTGATGGAAGTGTGGTGGCTCGCCAGCAAGCAAGCATTCCATCAGCGTCTCGTAACGTTGCCTGTGCGCGACTTTTCGGAAACGATACCGGCTTGATGCTTCTAACTTCCGAATACGGATGATACCATCCGCCAGTCTCGCAAGCGAATTCCGATTCGACGCGTTGGCATTTAACCACCTTGTCACCGAATGAACACCAATCCGGCTTTCCGCAGATTGGACAAGGGTGCTTGATGGAGGCGTGGGGCCAAATCATATTAAGTTGTATGGTTTGAACTCGCTGTCGGATTTTTTAAATGCCTGCAATGGCAATAATGGTGCCGCTGTTGTTTGGCTAATACGAGTCAGCGTCCGTTCTGCTTTGCGTGTAAATGGCCGATAACAGATAAACAGCCATGCAAAAAAAAGTCCCATAAATCAACGTTTGAAAAAGTAATAGTCCCAAATTGCGGCGTAGGACATTTCGGTGATGGCCGCTCCAATTTTCAAGTCCTGAATCTCGCGGAACGTGAACCATTTCAGCTTGACCAGTTCTTCCGTCGGAAGTGCGCGACCGATATTGTCGCAATCCACTTCTTTGAAAACCATCACCGTATGTCGGCCTTCACGGATTGATTGTTGAACCGATTGGAAACCGTCAATGACTCGAACCGTCAGATTGGTTTCCTCTTTGAATTCCCGACAGACGGCAAGGTTTAACCGCTCGCCGAATTCGACGCCACCGCCCGGCACGCACCACATGCCGCCGCGAACGTCTTTTTTGTTCCGCTGGCCTAATAGATACTTGCCGGATTTGACAAGGATGCCAGCGGATCCGACTTTTGGTTGCTCGCTCATTTCTTTTTGCCTTTCGGTTCTGGTTGTTGGATTGGTGGTTCGACGATGGCGCAAATAACTTCTTTCTTCCAATAGCGGACAAGCTTCGTGCCGGGTGCGACCAAGGATTTACATTCGAGGTATTCCGTCAGCTCTTCCAGGCTGTCAAAGTTACGGTTTAGCTGGATATGGTTCGCTATTGGTGGCGACTTAATAGGCCGTTGCGGTATCTTGGTCGCCACCGATGGCGAATTACGCGGCGGAATCTTGGTTGGTCGTGGCGGAATCATTGCTTGAAAATGAAATTCAACAAATGCCACATTCCAACTATTGCCCAGCAATAAATCAGCATAGCAGAAACCAACAACAGCGAGGGCGGCATTGGGCTTTTGGGAATCATAAATTAAAAACGGTTGATATGTATGCCAAGCCTTCCAATATAAAAATTAAGCTGCGATTCATCCTTCCGAAACAGAAGCCACGGATTTTTTCTGTATCGGAATCCCCATAAAATAGTTCCAAGTTTTCCGTAATAAATAACCTTCATAAACTAAAACGGTATATCGTCGGTTTGTGTTGCATACTGCATCGCCGCAGGCCGTGGTGGAATCACCACTTGCGACTTGGGTTGAAATCCTTCCGGCAATCCGTGCCAGCCGTTCGTCTTGATTGCGTCCATGTATTCACCAGCAACACCAATCGGCATGAATCGGGCGTCGACGCCGTGCGACTTAAGCTTCTTTATCATCTTGAACGTTGGCGCACGGTAACCGCCTTCCTTGGCTTTGTTCCAAATCAGAAATTGACCGTCGATGATTTGCTTCGCTTCGCTGTACGTGTAATCGTCGGGGTTCAGCTCCATATGTTTCCGCATTACTTCCTTCTGGCCTTCGGACAGCTTGCGGCCCTGATCCCAACCACGTTCCTTGTGCGGTTTGATTTGCAGAATGTCGAACGGATTAACCGACTGTGTTTTAAAGCTGGCTTTAGCTTTGAGTTTGGCTTTGCGTGCAGCCGCCTCAAGCTCGCGTTTCTTTCTTTCCTCAATTTTCTGTTCTTCGTCTTCCAAAAGCTCCTTCATCCGCATTTGGCCGCCGCTTTGCTTCAGCGTTTCAATCGCCGCTTTGATGGCTTCATCGGAAACGTTACCACCCAAAATGTCGGCGGTGGTGATCAGTTTGTGCTTTCCGCTGTTACCAACAAAATCCAGAATCAGGCATGACGGCTTGATGCTCCGCTTAATCATCATCCGCCGCAGGGCTGCGTCCGGTACGGTGTTTAATTGATGCGCGATGCATTCATGGGGACGCGTAGAACGACCGGCCATTTGAGCGTATAGGCTGCGGGACTTGGTGGGCCTACCCATTGAGATAATCTCTACACCTGAATCGTCGAAGCCCTCGACAAAGACTCCACAGTTCCAAAGCCATTGCGTTTTACCACGGGCGAAGTCGGCAATGATTTGTTTGCGTTCAATCTTGTCCGTCTTTCCGCAAACCCAGTTCGACATGCCTGTGCGATGGCGGTTAAAGATTTCCGACAAGATTCGAGCATGGTTGACGGATGAAGCAAATCCAATGCCGCGACGATTTCCAGCGATGTCGATGGTGGCGGAAGCAACGCCGTGCAAATTCTTTTCAGACTCCATAACCTCCGCAAGATCGGCACCATTGAGGTCGCCAGCGGTGGTTCGGATGCTGGAGTAATCCAGGCTGTCCACGCTGACCATTTGTTGTTCGACAGGCACAAGCCAGCCGTCAGAAATAGCGTCAATAATCTCATAATCAAATGCGACGGATTCAAACACCTGCCCTAAAGCTTCCTCGTCGCTGCGGTCGGGCGTTGCGGTTACACCGACGATATTTAGCTTAGGATTCTGTTCCAAAGCAACGCGGATTATTTCACGGTAAGATGAAGCTGTTGCATGATGAGCTTCGTCAATCACAAGGCAGCGGAAATCCTTGAAGTCGAATTTAGTTTTCCGACTGCCCGACATCAATGTTTGAATCGTGGCTACAATCGCAGGCGCGACCGGCGAGAACATGTCCGAATCGACAGCGGCTTTGTATTGAGCCATTTCCACGTCGACACGGAATCCAGTTACGGCTTTGATCTTGTCGCGGGCTTGCCAAATTAACTCCTCGCGGTGCGCGATGACTAAAGTGCGTCCCGGAAATTGACTACGGATTATCGACGCAAAAACGCAAGTCTTGCCGCAGCCCGTGGGCATAACAACTAATGCACTTCGACGTCCGTTCTTCCATTCAGAAAGAACGGCGTTCTGTGCGGCAGTTTGGTACGGACGAAGTTTCAAAACGAATCGTGGTGGATTTTTTTCCGCAGGGTCATTGATTCCAAAATTGAATTTGCGGCTTCCTCTTTATATGGGTCGATAGTTATCGGAAAAATGGATTTCTGCTTATCGGGCCGGTCATCTGTGCCTAGCCCGAACCGTTCAAACGTCATCATCGTGAAACAATGCCACGCGACACAGGCCAGATGATGATTGCCCAGCTCGTCGCGTTCTTCGCCACGCCAGAAGGCCCACGCGTGGCGCATCAATGCTCCGAATGAAAGCCGCCATGAATAACCTTTGCGCCAGTTGTCGTCGGAATACTTTTGAGCACCCCGGCCATATACGCACGCGATTTCTTCCAGTGCGTGTGCCGGGATTAAATCAAACCTCGCAAGCTTCTGCCCTTTCTTGCCTCCGGTCTTTTCGTCGACGATTGTAACCTCACCACCGCTGGCACAGCCTTCACCTGATACGGGCTGCAATGTTTCCGCGTCGACGATATGCTTGCCCAGCTTGCGGGCAACATACACCTCAAGGTTCGCGCCTTCGGATTTCTGCCAGCCCGGTAGCAATGCAACCGCGTCGGCGTTGCAAACGGCTGGCAAATCGCGTTGCATATAGTGTGACATTGTTTTGGCACAATTGCCCGGCTTGGCTGGATCGAAGCCGTCCACCTCGACGTCGTTTTCCGCTGGCGACCAGACTTCAAATCCCAACTTCCGCAGGTGCGTCGCGGCCAGCTCGAAAGCCGGAAAGTTAAACAACGGATAGCCGCGCATCGGCCCAGCGAGGTAGATTTTTTTAAACGGACACGCTGTTCCACCGTCATCGTAAATAGCTTCATTGTTGCGTTGCATAATCAATATATTTTTCCGTGCCTAACGATCTTGTTTTGAACGTTGAATTTTCCGCCGTCCGATACTTCGACGAAAGCAAAGCCGTGGCACCAATTGTTCAACGGCATGTATTCAGGATGAAAGTCGCACAGGCATCCCGTCGACCAAGTGGCGATGACTTTTTGTTCAATCGTCTTGTCTTGATGATAGCTTGATTGATGGAAGTGACCGCACATGGCGTAGGCTTTGCAGCGGAGAAAAAGCCCGCGAGCTGGATTGACCGGATTACCGATGGCAAATCGGTATTCGTGGCCGTGAATAACGTTCAGGTCGCCGACGCGCATTGGTCGCTTGTCGCTGATAACTTCAATACCAAGGTCGTCCAGCCGCAGAAGCTTGGTCATTTCAAAATCTTCAACGCCAAGTAATTCAGGTGCCCTGACACGCATAAACCGCTCCCACCGTTCTTCGTGATTGCCAAGCTTGAAAATGATTCTGGTTTTCTTGCCGAATTGTGCCCGCAACGTTGCGAGGAATTCCCGGCCTGTTTTTAATTCCACGGCAAATTTGCGCTTGCGCGGGTCTTTCTCCCAAAATGAAACTGAAAAGAAATCGTGCGTGTCGCCGTTCAGGATGATTGAATCCGCATTATTGGCTTTGCCGTAATCCAGTGCGGCGACCAGTGGTTGTTTGGAATGAAACGGAATGTGGATGTCGGACAGAATCAGCGGTCGTTTGACGTTCAGATTGACGGCCTCCCATTGGACGAATTCGGTCTTGCCTTCGGGGATGGAGCCCCACACATCGCACGTATTTATGTTGGTCGGCAGGATTTTCTTTTCGCTATATCCCGGTCGTTTTCTGCCAGTCCTGTACGTTTGAATTCGTTCGCGGGCATTCTGTGCGCTGCTGAATAACTCCGGCCACTTCTTGTATGCCATCCGCGCCAACGAATGATTTGAGGCGGTTGGAAAACTGCTGAATAATTCTGTGATAGCTTGCTGCTTTGGTGTCATGATAAGTATTTTTCGGCGTAGTGCAGGATTAGAATTGCATCCGCCGTTTTAAGCGTAATGTCAATGCTTGGATAGAGCCGCTGAGCGACTTCCTTTAGGTGTGGCTTCCACCGCTTGTCATAATCTTTCTTGTTACCGAGCGACAAGGCTTTCTGCCACGCCTGGGGACGAACCATCACCAGTGGAACGCCTAAAGCTTGTGTTGCTCCCTTGATGATTCCAAAGCCTTCACCAAAATTAAACATGGTCGATCCCGGTGCCGGATTCCCTTGGATGAATCCGCCGACCTGTTCCAAGACAACCGTACATCCATCGCAAGCCCGGCTGCGGATAAAAGAAACGACGTCTCCTTCGGTATCTGGCATTTTGAGCGTGTGGACTTTTCCAAGTATGTCACGCCAAGCAAATCCGCCAGAAGCTCCAGGGTCGATTGCAAGAATGTTTTTCACAGTAGTTTTTTCTGGCCCTCAGCTTGAGAAATTACGTCGGTAAATGACAGGCTTCGCGGTAATAGCTTGAACAATTCTGTTTTCCGCTGTGTATGAATTCCGCTTTCGTCAATCCAAATTGTGACGGTATCGTTTCCGTCTTTCACTTCCCACCGCCAGCGTGACGCGCTTGATGGAATCGCTTTCATTCCCGGCCTGTTAATGTTTTCGTCTCGGCGGGTACTGCTTTGTCCCAATAGAATTGCGACACAAACCCACGGCCCTTGCATTGACAATCCTTGGTGATTTTCCCCTTGCCCTGACATTCGGGGCAAACCGCGTAAGGCTTCACCAGCTTTAAGTTGGCGTAAACCAAATCCAGCTTGGCGATAACGTCGGTGTGGTCGACCTCGCGGAACATCGGTTCGTTTGTGTCTTGCGCCCGCTTTACCCGGATGCGGACTTCGGAAACGAATTGTAAAAGCCGCTGCGACTCCGTCAGCGACATATCCCAATACGGAACAATTTCTTCCGGCACTTCAATTCCTGTTGCATCCATTGTATTAGAAACCGGCGGTTGCGATTGGCTATCATCATCAGCGGGCGGGGTGGCTGGATTATTCCGCGATACAGGCTTGCCGTTGGGCCGTGGCGGTGGTGTCGAGGCTGGCTTGCCATTCTTACGCGGCGGAATGACAACAGCCGCCTCCGCTGGCCCTGCGGCTTCCTTGGCAGCTTCAAGTTGGGCTGTATGCCATTCACGGAACCCACCCTGCGAAACGTATTGCCGCGACACCTTGCACATTTCCGCCAGCTTGCCGTCCGACAGCTTTGGAAACTTTGTGATTGCGATCTCAACCGCGTTTCGTTTGTCGTTGTTAGTGCGGCGGTATCCATGCGACTCATTGCAGCCAAGCGCAAAGATTAAAGCTTCCTCCATCGTTCCTTTGCGGACATTGCAATCGTATTCCTTTATGCCTTGACGCTCGAATCCGAAGTATCGGTGAAAGCCATCCGCCAGAACTTTTGTTCCATCCGGCAATTCAAAAACCTCCAGCGGGGGAAACTTGACCTTTTCGTCATGCGTGGCCTGACCGTATTCCGTGACGATTGTATCATTGATTTCGTAACGAACATCCGTTCCTTGGTCGGTTAAGATGGTTGCGAGTTGTAATTTTTTGATTGGCATAATAAGACAAGGCTGTTGCGTCGGCGGATAAGGCCGGATTTTGGTGTGGCGGAAATGTTTAGCGGTTTGACTAGGCCCGCCAACTAGCTGCAATGTCTCTTTAATTAAACCACGCCAGCGTTCGCTAATATTGCGTGTCAGGTCAATGCAGATTCATTCTGTATAAAGCCAGCCTATTTAACCGGGCTGGTGCGGAAACAATCAGATTCCCAACGCATCGGCAATCTTGCCCCATTCAACCGGGGTGAATTCTCCGTTCGCGCCTTCACGCAAGTCGTCTTGCGCCTGATAGAATTCAGCGGCGATTACGTCTTCTTCGACGTCGGGCCGGGCTTTCTTCAGCGCAACATAAACTTCATCCTGCGTTGACGTTCTAGCTTGACCAGCAACCGTTTTGCGGGCAGGCACGCCACCAGCAGGCCGGGCGGGTGTTGTGGATTTGGGTTCCGCTTTGGCCTCGGTCTTGGCTGCGGGCTTCGCGGCTGCTGCCGGTGCTGGCTTACCAGCGTTCGACTTGAACTTGCTGCCCCACTTGGTCAGCGTTTTCTTGCGGCTGGCATCGTCCAGCACCGTCGGCAGCTTCATTCCGCTTCTGCCTGGCGGATTAAACCACTTGATTTTGAACGTCATCACCTCTTCGGGATTTGGATCTTCATCCGTGGCTTCCGGCACGTAAGATTCGTGTTCGCCGACAATATCAAAGGCATGTTCGCCGATGGCAATTTCTTGAAGCGCGAAAGGATCGACGCCGTCCCATCCAAAGATTTCACGGAGCGTCTGAATGTTTTTGGTATTCAGGACACCGTCGGCATTGCCAAGAACCAAAGTTCCTTTTCCGCTCCAGCCCTCGGCGGCTGTGGGGATGGCGACACAGAGCGAACCAGTCTTCGCTTCATAAACGACCATCGCTGCATTTGTCTTTGCCGGATATGTGCCCGGCTGTGGTATTGTTCTCATTTTTCCTTTTGTTTGTTGTTTGTGCTGTTACTGCAAATTCACTTGATGATTTCAGCCCACGGACTTTCGTTGTGCATGATGCTGTATTCCTTGTTGGTGGTTCTGGACTTTGCCAGATAGTGCGGCATTTCCGCTGTGTAAAGCGTGCGGAATCCGACGCCAGTTGCCCGGCCCGCTTTCCGGCCCTTGTCATCCCCGCTGGCTTTCTCGACATTAATGTCGTAAGCCAGATAAAGAACATGGTCGGCCCAGCCGCACATACGTTTGCGGATTGAAGCCGCTGGCGTGTTTTGCATCGCGGGCTCCCAGCGCAGAAAATCCATTCCGCCCGGATTCGGAACCTTGACGGCGTCGTCGTGGGCCAGGATGATTATGTTGCGACCGGCCCGGATATGGGCGTCCATGTCGCCAAGCAGCGGACTGAACGTATCAAAGTTGTATTTGTATCCCTTGCCGTAACCGTAATCTTCAATCGAGGATGCGACACTATTGTTGTCCTTTTTCACCGTCAACAGCGTGTGCTTTTCCATCCATTGTTGAATCGGCGTCCATACATCATATACAATGGTTTTGATTCCATCGTATCCGCTGGACTGCGTCATACTGCGAAGCTCGGCCCACGATTTCGCCGGTATCTTAACTGGAACTGGGATGCCAGCCTCCAATAATTGCGGCTTGAGCTTTTCCAGCGATTCGTCGGCGTCGACGAAAGCGACCGGGCCGGGAGCAAGGCAGGCCAGCGTCGACTTGCCGATACCGCCGGTGCCGTAAAGAATTGCGCGGTGTCCGTATTTAGAGTCCAGCACTTTTTCAAAGCGCACCACATTCGAGCTTTGCTGATTAGCTGGCGGTTTTGGGGTGGCAACGTTGCGGGGGGGTATGGCCATATTATTGTAGTTGTGGTGGAGTTTTCGGCATTGTGAAGGATTTTACGATTCCAGCGGCGGCTTGATTGGATTGCAGTTCACGCTGCACGTCGCGGTAGTCGGCCCGCAAATTAAATTCAGCGTCGGCAAGCTGGGCAACAATGAACGAAACATGCACGCCATTGCCGACAGCTTCATTCATCAAAGCCGCAAGCTGTTGGCGGAACTTCAAGTTCTGGACGGCTGGATTCTTTGCTTGGTCACTCATTTTAATTCAGGATTGAAAGTTTGAACTGCGTATCCTTCAGGCGGATGATTTATGTCGACTGAAATGTTATTCAGGCAGAACGATTTGAATTGACAGAAATCGCAGGTATCGGATGAAACGTTGCGCGGCCATGCCATCGCATCCCGCAACGTTGCGTCCCGGATTGACCGCACTTCCAAGCTGCGGAAAAACAAAATGGTGCGAACCATTAATTCCCTATGGTGGCGGAATTGCTCAAGCTGGTCGTCAATCACTGGCACCTCGCGTCGGGCAAAGTAGAATTCCGGTCGGCCTTTGGCGTCTTCATAAAGGCGTTCACTAAACTCGTCGGGCGTCTCTAAATGTTTTTCCTCTTTCTTGCCTATCTGCTTTGGCCGGATTGACGGCTTGCGGGTAACGTCATAATAAACGGTGGCTATATCCCATCCGAGCTTGCGGGCCTCGACGATGTATTGATACACCTGAACATTGAAAGTAAGCCGCAGCCAAAAATCCGAATCGGGTGCCAGGCTATCCGCCGTCGTTTTGGATTCAATGATTCCGCTCCGGCCATCCGCCAGCGAACCAAGTCCGTCAATCACCCCCTCGGCGGTAAATCCTTCGACCAAATCCGACGTAAATTTCACTTCGGGATTCATCTTTCCAAACCGTTCTTTCTTGCCGTAAATTTCATAATACACCTTGAGCAAAGCAGCCAGTGTTGCAATCGCGTATTCGTCAAGTATGGCCGATCCTTCGGGCACAGCAGCGGCCAATGCGGTCTTGTATCCCTTACCACGCCAGCGGGCCTCCATGCTTCGCGCCCAAGCGGAACCGAATCGCAGAGCTGGTGATGTTTCGACAATTCGCCTTAAGCCAACCTCGTATTGCCAGAAATGCTTTCGCCAGCATTGGCTCGCACAATTCATCCGCGATGCGGTTAATGCATTATTGCCCCCCCCCCGCACAGGTGGCAACGTTGCCACCTGCCGGATTGGAATCTTGGCTGGACGGGGAGGGATGCTGACTTTTTTCGCGTTCATTTGACTGAGCGGCCTCTGATTTTATCCGGGACGGCCCGGTAAAGTTCCGCACGCTGGGCTGCGTTCAGCTTGCGGAAAAAATACGTATAAGCGGCGCCGGCGATACCGTCCAGCGGCTTGTTAAATCTGATTGCATCCGCACGTTCGGCCTTGATTAAGGCCACCGGCAGGGTGCGGAAAATGCCGGATGATTTGCTTTTGGTGTTTTGACTTCGCGTTCTATCTGGAAGCATTTAATAGGAAATCGGAGTCAATTGCAAGATAAATCTTTATTTATTTTTCACCGATGCCCAACTATCCAGAATAAGTCACCTTTCCGCAGATATGGATTGGTGTTTTATTCATACGGGCAAGGAATAATTTCGCGGATTTTATCGGCCTGCCATTTGTGTTCGGATTTTCGGGAGTAGGCGGCGTAGGCGGAGTAGGCGTAGGCGTAGGCTGCGGAGTAGGTGGCGTAGGCGGCGTGGGCGGCGTAGGCGGCGGCGTAGGCGGCGTGGGCGGCGTGGGCGGCGTAGGCGGCGTAGGCGGCGGCGTAGGCTTTTCTGCACTTTTGTTCATTGGCCGGTGTTGGCGATTCGATCCACAACTTTGCAGCCTCAATCGCCTGTCGCGGACGCTTATCGTCCGAATATTTATTTTCAAAAATCACCAGCACATGTTCCGCACAGGCGACAGCCACCTCGACTTTTTGGGCTTTATCTTTCCATGCGTTCGTATTTTGCAAAAGCCAAATAAGCCAATCGCCACGTTCGCAGGTGTTCCAGATTTGGACGATGTTGAATTTTCGGGATTTGGCAAATGCCAGCCCGTCGGCACACGGACTTAAATCAATGATTTGTTGTTTTGTAAGTTTCATAATTTTGGATTTGTTGAATAAAAATTGCGCGGCCCGTCACCGAACCGCGCAATCAATTTCGCAGGATGATTACGCGCTTAAGCCTGCGGGGTCGGACGAGGAGGGATGCTGACAGATTCAGAAGCGGCGGTGGGTTCCGTCGCGGCTGGCTCCGGCTTGCTCGCTGCCCTTGCAGGCTTCGTTGACTTCTTGGCGGGCTTTGCAGGGGTCTTCTTCGACGAAGGCTTGGTGGCTGCGCTGGCGGCTTTCTTTGCCTTCAACCGCTTGGCTGCAATACAGCCAAGAACCAGCTTCGGCGACGAACCGTGGAATTCACCGGCGATAATTGCCAAGATTTCCTTGTCGGTTTTTCCAAGGGCGACCAGCTTTTCAACACGCGTGGCCCGGCCAACATAGTTGACGCCGGTTTTGTTTTTTGGATTTTTGACGTGCGTTTTCTTCATACTGTTATTTCTTTCAATGCCGGTTTTGTTTGAATCGCCTGCCCCGGACTTTCGGCTGGCGAAATCTTCGTCGGACATTTTTTCAATCGGCTCGGCTGCATCGCATTGGCTGCTGATACGGATTGAGCCTCTGTCCGGGCTGCTGAATTCTGAAACCTTGTCGCTAAATCGGTCGCGGATGGATACACGCTTGCTTCCGCAGGCGTCACACACAGCACCGGATTGTGTCACCTTGGTCACCACATAAATCTTTCCAGCTTGGCGGATAATTTCACCGACGGCCCGCTGGCGGCTTCCTGGCAGCACGTTTGTATCATCATACAGAACTTTCGCCTCGTAAATCTTGCCGGAATCAAAGCGCGGCGGGATGGTAGGGGGCGGCAACGTTGCTACCCCATAAGGAGCTGCCAGCGTCCCCGCAAGGGGAATCCCGCAAGGGATAGAAGAGGTGGAGTCCGCATTGCTGCGTGACTGACTTTCCGTATCGGGCCTAGCCATAACGTCCACTTTCCCGCCAGCAAATTTTAAATTCTTGGGTCTTGGAGGAATCATATCAAAAAATCAGTTAGCATGGATGCGTAAGTTTCGGGCTTCTTTGGCGTGCCGATGCAGTTGATTGTGTTGAATCGTTTTGCCACCGGACACCGCTTGCAATCCCCAGCCCAATACAGCGCACACAATTGCGACCGGCTGCGGCCAGGTATCTTTCCAGACCGGGTGAATTCCAAGTCTGCCAGGATCGCGGCCCGCGCTTTTGGTGTTAGGGATTTCCATGACATTTATGCGATTGAAAGGTGGCGGGCTGCGTATGTTGATGGAAACGTCAAATCCGAAAACGTGACGGCCACCAAATCATCTTTGCCGGGTCGTGGCGTTATGAATGCCACCGTTGCAGTTTGGCCCTCGCGCAAGAGGCGGAAATCAGTAGCAATCCGCACAGTGCATCCGATGGTAATTTTCGGCCCTTTTAGGCTCGCCGGTGTTTTTAAATTCGCGTTCATGTGGTGACAATATAGTCAATTCCTAGAATATGCAACAGAAATGTTGGTTTATTTTCTCCGCAGGTTTTTAACCGCCATCGACACGAACCAAAAGGCGATGCTGAATAAAAGCAGATTGGTGGCAAAGATGTTCCATTGGTGGGTGGTCATTATCACCACCGCCCTTTCGGAAACGCATTATGCTCCGCTGCCGTCATCGCGGCTCGGCCCTGAAGCGGATAACAAATCCGGCGAACGATTGTGCCAGCCTTCAATGTCCGCGTCTTAGAAAAGCTCCGCTTGATTTCCAAGTCGGCGTCCAGCCGGATTGTGGTGGCGTGTTCCGCGCCGATGGCTTGGTCGGCGGTATCGACAGCCAGCGATCCAAGGAAGCCGGTTGAGTCGAAGTATTCGCACAGATAGCCGATGGTGGGAAGACTGTTCATAGTATTACAATGGTGGCCGTGGGGTGAAATTTACGGATAGTTGGCAATCTTCGCAGGGCCTCACCAAGCGACATCCTGAAACATTTATTCCGGTTGCCAGTCCATTGAATGTCATCCTTGGTTGGGCCATAGTAGGCTAAATATTTTCCAAACCCATTAGAAAATTGTTGCACAGTATGGTTGTTGTTTCGTGACATAATTCGCGTTCTTTCTTTTGGTGAAGCGTGATTGCTTCAGTCTGCCGCAGCCGCAGCCCGGCAGAATGAGGGAATCAGTTCCAGTCGCCATCTATTCGGTCGCTGGTAATAACAGCAAGGCGTTCTTTGCCATCCAGAATCGCCACATGATTTCCACCGATATAATACCCCAAGCCGTGACTTTGAATTACATGAGCGGCCTCCATCCGCAGGCGTGGATTGTTGATTAACAAATAATTGCAAGCCATGATAAATTCAGGCGCAATTGATGCATCGCATTTTTCAATTTGGATTCGGACTGTTTTCGCGTTCATTGTATGTTCTTTCGTTTTTGCCTGCGGCTTCATGCCGCCTGCATCTGACAACACATTACCTGATTTCCTATGAATTGGCAACATAAAAGTCGAATTATTTTGCAACAGAAAATCCCCTGTGTTTAACAGGGGATTGTGCGTTTGATGGCTGACGCTGTTCTGCTTTGCCATCAATCAGGCCGGAAGAAACAGCAAAAATTCCGGCTTACGAACAGCCATGAAACCAGCCATCATTGTACCAAATGTCGTCAGTATTCACTATCAGATTTCCAAATGGTTTGGAACGCGCCACAAATCCAGTAATCCCTTGGCGAGGTTTCAAACGGCGGCTGGTCGGGATTGAACGGTTCAAAGCCGCAGGCCCGGTCGAAGTTGACGGCAAATTCGGAACAGAACATTTCTCCGTCGTGGCCGGATTTGAAAAACGACGTAAAGGTAAGCAGCCCCTCGAAATCGTATTTCTGCCCCTTGGCGACTTTGTTAAACCAATCCATGCCAGCAGAAAAGTCCAATGCAGGCGTTCCGGACACGACTGGAATTGCCCGGCGAACACAAACTAATCCAGTCAGCCGCAAGTCGTATTCGTTTACACCGACACCGTTCCGGGACGCCACCGACTTTCCGTTTCCGACATACCTCTCAATGTGTCCGACCGCTTTGCCGGTTTTTTCGGCAATGATTGTGTCGATGAAATCCTTCTCGTAATAGAGAAGGACGTCACCGGGTTCGAGAATCGACGGATCGAAAAGAACAACTGAATTCATTTTGTGATGATGTTCGAAATCACGGCGTTGGTGGAACCGGGAATCGTAATCGTCGTCGGCGGCGTTACTGAGGCGTTGGTCACGGTCAAGGTTTGATTCGGGACAGAAGGCGGGTAGGCCATGTGCACCACAATCACCACGCCCATTGCGGACACCTGAACGTCATCACTGGAATGATTATTTCGCATCGCGTAAATCTGCGAGGCGAGGAAATCATTTTCAATCAACGCGACCCGGTCGTCGGTCAATGGAACGACGGCTTGTGGAACGTAACCCGGAGGTGCGTTGCGCGCCCACGCAAAGTTGACGCCACCACCGACCGCCGTGATGGAACCGACCTGCGGACATTGGGACGCAGCCTCGACAACAAGGGCCGGATTAAATGTGCCGGGATTCAGGCCACCCTTGATGGTGCCAGCAATTGGCGACAGTGGATTGACGTTGATTGGCCCGGAAGGAGCTTGACAGCCAGCGACAGCCAGCGAAACGATACTGACAATAAGTAATGATGTGATTTTATTCATGTGTGTTCTTTTTTTGTTAAGTTTAAACCGCGTTCAAAAATTCCCATTAAGTCAATTATTTAGAATACGGTGGAGGCCCAGGGGCCGTCTTTGATTCGGCAGGGGGTGGCAACGTTGCCACCCCGCCGGTCGGTAGCGGATTATCAGCAAGCCAATAAATCAAAGCCTGAACGAAAGCGAACGCAAGGATTCCGGCAAGTTGTCTCGGCTCAATGGCCGGAAGCTGCCCACCGGTCGCGACATGTGCTCCAGCAGCCGCCAGCCAAGCCTTCCCGGCCAATGCCGATGATTGAACCGCGCTTACGTTCATCGCCAGCCAATAACGGATAAGATTCTGTTTCATGTCGGCTTGGTATCTGGTTGGATTTGAATGTTGGTGACCTGCGGCTGAATCGCGGACGGTGGTTTTAGCATCCTCATAAGCTCGTCATGATATGCCCGGTTTACTTCCACTACGGTCGACAGTTTTCCGTTCTGTGCTATTTGTCCGTTGCGGACATCGCGGATATTATCGGCAATATCTTTCTGAACGATAAAAGTCTGTTCGTCAGATTTCCGTTCGCGACGATCCTTAAGGTATGTTTGATAAATGGTCAGTAAATTACCGAACACAACAGCCGCCACGACACCAATCATCTTCCAATCTTCTGCGTTCATAGTCATTGAATCTTGTCGCCCTTCATCCGGTAAAAACAAACTGGACGGTCACATACAATGCTTAAGGTTTTTCCATCCGGCATGTTGGCAACCCATGACGTCGGAATATCAAACCAGTTTAAAAGGTCGTAACTGTATTGCAGGTGATAACGGTGGGCATCGTCAAACGTGCAGTCGAGATGCATCGTTTGGTTGGTAATGTGCGGCGACGGGAATTGCAGCGCAAACGCCTGCCATGCCGATGCTGGCGGCAGCAGCGGGGCATATTTAGCAATCACCAATTCAGCCTGATAGCTCGCCGAATTGGTGTCCACCGCAACCGCCGCCAGATTAACCACTGGCGAAAAATGCGGCTTAAGGTCTTGCGCTTTTGCACAGAAAAGCGGCAGGCAAAACATAAGCAATGTAATAGCGCGGTTCATTTTGTTTCAAGTATGAAGTTCGGTTGATTCACGAAATTGCTTAACCAATTCGTCGGCGTTTTCCGGGATACGTCTATTACTGCGGCAATTGTGCATATTGTTATTGCATGTGCACATTACACATCGAGCGCGAACACCTGAAGGGTGCGGAGCTATAGCATTTAACATTTCAATGGTTATTGTTTTCACTTTGTCTCAGGTGGCAGATTCCAGTCTGGCGTCATGGCATTCCAACGCTTCGATGAGGACTTTCAACTTTTCGTCATGGCAGCCAGTTGCTTGCATTGCCCACCGCAACAAGCCTGCTTGACCTTTGAGTATGGGTGGCATGAAGAATGTCGTCATATTGGCCACCTGACAACCGAGCCTTTGAGCGTTTATGCTGGACGCTCTTTGCTCATCTATTCTGCCATCTCCAACCGGAATTTTATTTCCGGCATCAAGGAGGACTTTTATGACACGCTGCTGCATGTCATAATTAGTCAGTTCATCCATTGGTGTAGTGATTTTCATTGATTTTCCAAGCGCAAATCGCACCGAAATATGCCCCTATAAATGCCGTGATAATGGTCAGTGGCTGACTACACACCACCCATATTTTTACACACCAAAGAGCGGAACTGATTGCTCCGCAAAGTGCGGCCATTTGCCGATTACCTTTGACGGTAGCCAGGCCGTGGAAATTACCGCTCAATTCGGCGCAAAAAAGAACCGCGAAAGATATGATGTAAAACGTCATTTTTTTATTTCGTGGCCGTTCATGGATGTGGGGCTATCAATTGAAAGCTGCCCGACTGAATTGCCGCAGGAAGGGCGGCGGCGGTGTTGTTTGAAATTACAATTGTTCCCAATTCTCCAGCTAGAACTGCTACCGACCATGTGCCGCTATTGGTTACACTTAAGACCGGAGAACCTCCGGCGATTGTCATCACGGGGCTATTTCCAGCAGCGGCCAAAGACATGCCCGGCGTATTGGTGAACAAGTAAAGCGACAGGTTTGTGCCGGTGCCAATAGATGCTGCATTAGTACTAAACATCCACCATGCGTTCGTAAGTATTCCAGTAAATGGGAACGGCATTCCACATCTGTTAGAAGTGCCAGCAGATATGTTGGCCCCAAGAAAGAAATAAGCATCTCCAACGCCCGGTGCTGTTGAAGATATAGTCCATGGCATGGATAAAAACTGATTCTGCTGAATCCAACCAGCATTCAGATTGGTCAGGCCGGAGCCGTTGCCGGTGAAATTTGTCGAGTAAACCGAACCGAGCCAGTTTGAACCTTGAAAGTTAATGGCCGCTGCTGGATTTGTTCCAAGCAGGGTGGGCGCGCCATTTTTATTTGTAAAAATCAGGTCAGTCGTCCATCTATTCGTCAGCCCGTCTGGAGAATGGAGCAGTGAACCGGGGACTGCGGAGTTTGTGCCGATGGATTTCGTTTTATAAACGTTTGTGATGTTCATACCACTACCCCAAAAATTTCCAGTTGTGTAAAAACCGCTCAAGCTGAGAGATGGGTTTACTACCGGCCTCAATTCTTGAATCATGGAACCGTCCGCTAAAAATTGGCCCGAATTATCAATCCAAGGATAACCGGGAACAATCGAGAATGTTGACCAATTGGTGAGATCGGGACTCGTTTCGTAAAAAACCAGCGCACCTTGAGACCATGCGTATCCGCTGCCCTGTCTTACAATGTAACCCGATGAACCATTCAGCGTGTTGATTGTAGAATAAAGGTTCCACGTTCCAAACGGATTTGTAGCATTATAAAGGTTCCCGCTGCCAAGATACATAAAGTATGGCGGCGTTTTCTCTGGAAAATTAAACCATGAGCAGCCTTGACTATCGGCTGACTGGCCAATGTCCCCCGAAAGAAATACCGCCTGCAATCCGCTGTAGTTGGTGGGATTCGCTGGGTTTACATGCATCACATAGTTGGTGAATCGCGCCGCTGAGTTAGTCGCGAATGTGCCAATCAGATCAAGCCCGTTGGTGGCGTCCACCAGCCATTTGGGGCCGGTCGCGCAGTTTGTAGCTATGCCAATGCTGGCAAATGACATGTAGCCCCTGAAACTCCATGTAATATCATCCGGCGACGTTGCAATCCCGAAGAACGGCGAGCCCTGGGCGAGATAGGCTAGGTAGTATTGTCCGTTGTATCTGATGTGCGTGCTATCGTAGGCGAGAAACCCTCCGGGGTCGCTGTAGGTTCCGGCCAGTTGCACGAGGTTTGTCAACGTTGGCCCCTCGAAAAAGAAAATGGTGTTTGAATAAGCCGCTGGCCCCGAATAGACGAACGTGCTCCAAATTATATTCGTAACCATCGGCCCGGCCACTAGAGACGCTGCTGGCACGGTGCCCGTCACATTGGTTCCTGGTATCGGTTGCATGGCAATCTGGCCATTGGCCGCATTGGTTGCCTGATTGAGTGAGGCCGATGTATTGCCATCGGGCGCGAGTGTGGCGATGCCGGTTAAAGTGCCAGTGAAGGTGCCTGCGAAATTGCCGTTTGTGCTCGATGGCGTGCCGGGCAGTACTTGGTTGTTGGTAAGTCCAGATGAAACGTACAGTAAATTATTTGAAGTATATGCGGTCGTGCCTCCGCCTGCGGACACATTTGTGACTCCATTAGCAAGCGCACTGGCAACATTTGCATTTGGAAAAATCACACTGCAGAACACCCATGAAGCTCCGTTGATATTGCCGGTGAGGTTGGCCGGGAATTGATTCGTCCACATCGAAATCGTTCGGTATGCAGAATTTTGGAACTGCACCTGATAGCTGTACCCCATCGCCACGTTTGAAATAGTGACAGAGCTGTTTGTCACAACTGCATAAGATCGCGCCTGACTGGTTAATAGCTGCGGCCCGAGCACGCCGCCGTTCACCAACGGAGTTATCGTAAGTATGGATGCGGTTTGCGGAGTTGAAACAAAATCAGTTACATTGTAAGTCACGGTCGCCGTCTGTCCAAATGTGGACAGCGTAAAAATCAGCAGTAGCAACGTTGCGAGTATTCTTTTCATTGTGTTTCTTGTATCGCCGTCCACCAAAGGTTTCCTGTAAATGTCAAGGCTGTCATGCTGGTAACAAAGTTTGTGGTTGTAACACCTGTTACGGAAAGTCCCGGTATCGCCCCGCCGTTCTCCGTCAAAGTTGGTATCCAGTTGGTTCCCGCCATCGCTTTTTTAAGGTACACTGTCATGCTGGTTGCCCCCAGCAACACCACGTTTGTCTGCCCCGCTTGGATGGCCGGATAAGAGTTTGTCCCAGATACGGTCAACGAATTAGTTGGTATCGTTGAGCCATAGGCAACGTAGGTTCCAGTTAAAAACTGGTTGGTGTAAAACTGGTTCCGGCTAAAGTTGAATATGACATAGAGGCTGCTGGTAATTCCAGACGGCCAGAAATTTGGCGTCCAGCCGCTTTGTATTCCAAATTTCTCACCAAAGGAGTTCAGATAAATGTTGGTTGACGAGTAAGTGGGTGGATTGACCCACGCTCCATATTGTCCGTTGAAGCTTACAGATGTGTTTGTCCCTCCTGTGATTGTGTAGATTGGGTTTTGCAAGGCAACCAAAATATCCTTCAACGCCACGCCGTTTATCAACAGCCCGGCACTGTTTCCTATGGAGTCAACTGGGGCGGATATGGTCAGTTCGTTTCCGCCTACAAGATTTGTCCCGCTGGCAAGTTGCATGGCCCTGCCGATGGAAAACCCGTTGGTTGAATTTACATTGCCGCCGACTTCCAGCGCACTTCCAGTTGAGTTGGTGGAATTGATGGACACACCGTAAGGGGTTGAAATGGAAAGCAACGAGGACGCGCTTACCTGATTAAGGTAGCCCCCGTAAAGGTTCAAGGCACTGATGCTCACTGAGGGGCCGTCCCCCGGATAGTTCATCCGCACATAGTTTGCCAGAACCCATGGCACCGAAACCGGCGAGCCATTGGGATTGCTGTTGTTGGAATAGTTCGTTGTCCAGTTAACCCCGTCCATTGAATATAAAAGCTGATTGTTGGCGGCAACACCTCCGCTCGTGGTCATTACAAATCCGTTTACAATCACAGGGGTTGGAAACTGGTATTGAATCCATGGCGTCCCCTCCGCCCCAGATGTCCAGGTATTGTTGGTGAAGGCATTGAATGCCGAACTGCTGGTTGAACTTGCACTGGCCACGCCATAAGGCGACGTGTCGCTCGACATGTTTGGCACCAGCAATCCAGAGGCATCCGTCAGCATGGTTGTACTGGATAGGCTCACGTTGGTTCCATAACTGCTTAAGTTGCCAATGTAGTTCCCAAATATAGTCCCGCCGCCTGAAAACAAAGTCCCGTTGGTGTAAATCTTGCCAATAATATTTATAGACCCGGCAACGCTCAGCATGTATCCAGTGTTCGTGGTTCCAATGGCCATGCCGTTGGTTGCCAGAAAAACTATCTGACTTGGAGCGATGTTTGACACGTCAGTGTAGTTTCCATCATCCCACAGGAACGAACCGCTGGACATGACGTGGGCGTATCGTCCACCTGCGAAGCTGCCATTTCCAGTCACTAAATTGGTTGCTCCGCCAGCAATGAAACTGTAAGAACCGTCCCCATAGCTCCCTGACCCGCCGCCGTCGCCGATGAGGTTTCCAAAACCTCCGGGAATTGCAGCGCCATAAATGTATGGGCCGCTTGGGGATTGTCCAGCGATGTCATTGGATGCGCCGCCGACAAATGAATACTGCTCGCCAAGAATCTGGCCATTGCCAATTCCAAGGTTTAACCCGCTGTCTCCAGCACGTTGGAAATTAAACGGAGACAGTTCTTGAATCACATCCCCGTCAGGAAACATAATCCTTCCAGCGTTTGGGCCAACCCCTAAAATATTCAGGTTGGTGGTGTTGATGCTCCCGGTGCTGGCATTTGAACCGCCACCAGAACTACCAGCTCCACTTTGAAAAAGTTGAAACCATCGAGCTAACAATAATATATTAGTGCCCCACTGATTTGTTTCGGCAGGATCGGTCAAATAAAGTGAAATATCATTCGCCGCATTAGTGCGCTCATAATTTCCGACCAGTATCGGTGGCCCGCGCACCACCATTGCATTGGTGCCTATGTTGTTGGTGGATAGTCCCAATGATGCCCACCCCGGCGACAACACGACAGTAAGCGGCAGGCCCGCGAACGATTGGAACGTCACATTCGAGGCGGCGGCGGAATAGCTGATATTGATTCCGGTCGCCGGAACGACGGCATACGCCAGAAACAGATTAGTGACGCAGCCCAGCGAGTTGTTGGTTTGCTGGATTTGTGTCTGTGCGCTGGTAACTGTATTCGTCCATGTCCGCACCGTTCCGTTGATTGAAATGGTCTGCCCGTTCGTGACGAATACCGTTTGATTAGTGATGGTAACGACGGCTGTTATAATAGGCTGACCGGCTGCGGATAAATCCAGAGCCAGCAGGCAGAAAAGTAGAAGCTTTAAAAGTGCGCGTTTCATTTTAATTAGTCGGGTCGGCAATCAGGCTCGCGGTGCCGTCTTGGTTGTCTATGGCATGAACCAAAAGTTTCTTTCCCGCTGGCGATACCAAATAGAAGCCCTGTCCCGGATTGTTTGGATTTCCGTCAAGGTGAACGAAAAGATTGTTTGCAACTTCGACTGATAGCGGCGTCAGGCCGGGTGGAACAACTAATCCGCTTGATGGAATACCGACGCCAATCGTAACCGGCACCGAAAGCACGGTCGTCTGTAATCCAGCCTGCACATAGCCAACCTTGAGCGAAGCATTGGCCGTTGTCGCCGTTCCGAGCAACGTTTGCAGTGCCATCGTATTTAGCGACAACGTCGAATAGAAATAAGAATTAGTTGGGTCGGCCTGCCAAGTGATTTGTTGCGTATAGATGACGCCCGGCGCAATCGTACCGTCGTCCAGATAAAGGAAAAGCTGCAAACCAGCATTGTTAATGACGGTGTATGGATTGGAACCAAACAGCGACGAGTTGGTCGTATTCAGCAGATAGATTTGCAGCGATAACGTATCGCCGAACCAAAGCGGCAACGTTGCGGGATTAACCTGCAATGGCGATGCCAAACCAGCCAGCAGTGAGTTGCTGGTTGTGTCGATGAAAAGGTTGAGGCGGGCCATAGTTCGTCAAAAATTCGATTAAGTCAATTATACATTCATATTCCAAAGAAACAGATTTCCACCTTGCTGCGTCGGGATCGGTGGATATGTCCAGACAATGTTATCGACAGGTATTTGCGCCGGGGTGCGTCCCGGCCACCAAATCCATATATTTGTTCCCGGCAATCCCGTCACCGGCTCAAACATAGCTATCCCATTAGGCGCACCGTTTACCTGAGTAGTGGAAATCGCTCCCGACATTTGCAGGCCGTTGCCATTTGGCCCCGGCACAAATGCCGTTACAGTATGCTTACCGATGGTGCCGACGGCTGGCCCAATTAAAGCAATCCATCCCGCGCACATGAAGCCATTCACGGAAGTTCCATTGACACCATATCCCCCGCCCTGCGGAGGTCGGAATTCCATTGTTATGTTCCACGACTGATTGACTAAATCGACAGAATTGATAACGCCGAACTGCGATGCCCGAAGACCGACCACAAACGGCGGCTGGCCACCATTGGAAGCGGACAGGCCCAACAAAACATTTGCGGAATTATTGCGGGCTTGGCACGGCGACCGCGTGAAGTTCTGGCAGGCCGATTGTTGGAATGTGTCGTTCATTTTTTGCTCCATGCGCGGCCATCGGCCAATGCCTGCCAAGTAACTCCAGCCAATGTCAGCAAGCCGCCGTAGTTGGTACTTACTAAAAACGCAGTAATGATGTCGCCGGGCATTAGGGCGGGAGTTATATAATTCGTTTCAACGGACGGAGGATTTTCGTTACTAACAACTGACCGCGTGTATTCGGTAACGACGCCATTGACCACAACCTGATTGTATGTGTATGTATAAAGAATTCCGCGAATCGTTTTTTGTGCCCAGCCGCCGCCTGCGGGGAAGGCAATACAGCGTATGTCTTGGTGTTTGGCTACCTTTATCGGAAATACGCCAACAGCACCCGCTCCGCTGATTGCAAGGCAGCTATAAGCATCACCAAGGTCGGATACAAAAACGAAATCTTGAAACCGAACGCCAGCCGATGAAGACTGAGTGGCGGAATTCAGGCGGATAAATAAACCATCTTGCCGCTCATCCAACAGCAGGCCGGGCCCAACCTTAACAACGCTCCGTTTGCAACAATCAACCAGCCTGCGGAAAAACGAAGCTTCCTCGCTTGAACCTGTCGGCGGTGTGGGCCAAGCAATCACAATGGCACCCCGTAAATATCAATCGGCCAAAGCCCGAAGTCGAACGACTGGATTAGTTGAAACTTAAGCCGGGTAATCTGGTTCGCCTGCGGAGCATTAACAAACCATCCGTAGTTAAGAACAGGCTTTCCGTCCGCTGGTGCCGGGTTTATTAAATCCGGCAACTGGAACATAAGGTTCGGCGGGATGTCATAAAGCGCATACATGGTTGCCGTCGACACTAGATAGCCGACGTTGGTGTATGGCGGAATAAAACGGTATTGCTGGCAAACCGAAAGCGTGTGCTTAAGTTGCGGCTGGAATATGTTGTAAGATTCAACACCGCAGGCAATCAGGTTGGCAAGCGTTCGGGCCGCAGAACCAACATTCAGAGCCAGCGTCTTGTTTGATTCGTTTCCAGTCGTATCCGTTTCCGGATAATGAATCTTGCCGGTCTGCGGAGTTACCGTCATACCGTCGGTCGGCTGCAAGATATAGTCCGACTTATTCTCTAGGAATAATCCAAGGATGTAGATTTCAGCCTGCGTACAGGCGTTGGCAATTATGTTATTGCTGTCCAGTATCGACTTCTGAACCATTTGGTTCGAGATTTCCCACAGGCTGACACCCGGCTCTTGTGCGGGATCGTTCAGGATGTTCCACGGATAATGAATCGTTACCGTGTATTTTCCAAATGAATCAGCCGTGTCGTAAAGCAGGCCGTTCGCTTCCGCCATTTGAACATAACCCAACGCCTGATAGTAATTAGTCGTTTCAAACACCCGGTCGGTGAATGTGCCCGCTTCGTTGCGACCAGCCCGTGCCGGTTGCTCTTGTGCAAACTTGCTGCCCGTCTTCCGATTGGTTGGTATGTATCCCATATCAGTTTGCGGGCCACATTGCTTTTTGGAAATTGCCCGGAGGCAATGGCGGATGCTGTGACTTATTGTCTAAGTGGTCGGCAATCCGCTTCGTGTTATCCGCCGTCGCCTGTGTATGCTTGGCAATCAGGTTTTGAACATTTGACAAAGCGGGGCGCGATGAGCCTAGAAAATTTCCAACCTTGACCAACGCATCGTCGGGCACGCGGCTTTTAATCGTTGATTGTAAGCCTTCCAGATTTTCAAAGTTGGGTTTAGCGGGTGCCGGTATGTCACCGTTCTTAAACTTGTCTATCCACGTTTGGATTCCCTGAATAACCTTACTGGCATCCGTTGCGGCCTGCTGCGTTATGGTCGTCGATGTGGCGATTAGCTGTTGCAGATAATGAAAGAAGTCGGCTCCGGTTTTACCTTGGAAATCAGCGAAGGCTCCGCCCGCGTTGCGTGAATTAACAATACTGCCGAATCCGGTCGCGAGCATGGAGCCTTTTGCAAGCGGCGATTGGTGGCCCGTCAATTCAAGGGCTTTGTCCGGAGACGTTTTCTGCATCAAATCCAACGCCTTAGTTGCTAGGTCGGCCCGCTGCTGCGTTGAATATCCATTGAACGACGGAGCGGAAGATTGTCCGGTGAATTCCTTGATTTTAAATATCATCCCCTCGAACGCCTGACTAACTAATCCCCCACTGGTCAGTAATCCTAAAAACATTTCCACTACTTGAACCAGCACGGGCGCAAGTGCGGAAATAAAAATGTTCTTAATTGATGAAAGTTGAACGTCAAGCTGGTAAAGTTGCGTTGCCACCTTGGAGGAAATAATCATCCCAAGCGATTCCATTTGTGTTTGCAGCGCACCCATGTCGCGCGTCAATAGTGGAATTATCGGCCCGAAGGCTTTGCCGAATACGTCTTTCAGTGCTTGGGTTATTTCCTGCGGATTGGTCGACCGTAGTTTGTCGCCAATCTTTTTCATTATATCCTCCGTGCTTGAATTCAGAACGTCGGAACGATTCATACCGAGAAGATTCGTCATCCGCATGACCATGACGGTGTCCTTGCCGCTGCCTAATGCTTTGGCTCGGAATTCAGAAACCTTTGCGTAAGCTTCCGCCAGCCGGTCAGCCTCGACGCCAGCGTCCGACGCAGCCTTGCGGAGAACTTGCAGATATTCAATCGTGATTCCCATCCGCTTAGATTCATTAACAAGCTCCTTCGCCGTTTCCATCGTGGCCGACAAAGCGCGTTCGATTGCAAAAATTCCAATTGCAGCGGCTGCAAAATATTTAATGCTATCCGCAACGGATTTCCCGACGCCAACCATCCCGCGTTCAAACGAAGCGGAATTTAGTCCGATTTTGGCTTCAAGGTTCAGCCCCATAATGCCGCTCCATTGGCTTGCGCTTCGCCCTGCATAGCTTCGTAGGCATCGCAGTCGTAAAGCTTCACCAAGCCTTCACTTTCCGCGTACTTAAAGAAGTGCATTTGAGCTTCGGCGAGCGGGGCTTCGTCGATCCGCTGCTCACTCCAGTTAAGTTTTGCAGACAACATATTTTCCATTGATGTCGACCAATGGGCCATTGAAGTATCGGTTTGGTTCTGGCTGGATAGAATCACCCACGGCGTTTTGGAATGTGCGTCCAGATACCGCTTGAACGCATTGAAATGTTCCAGAATGTTGAAGCCTTTTGTGCGCTTAATTATTTTGTTGGCAACGTTGCCAAATCGCCGGGCTTCCTTTTTGAACTTGCGGTCGTTATTTAACAGGGCTTTGAATTCTGCCACCTTGAATCCGCAAACCAACAGCGCAAAGAATAGTTCGTTCGTCAATTCTTGGATGCTGATTTCCTTCTGTTCGTCGGCGACGAACGGGCATTCAAACCGCTTTAACAGGCGGTATCGACCGAGGCTTAAAGGCAGAAGCCGTAGACCTAAAATGGTGTACGGCTCCGGCAAAGCCGCTTCAAATTCAGCGGCGTTATTCATTGTGGATTACGCCCCTTGCGGGCCGGTGATGGCTGGACGTTTCTCCAGCATGATTGTAATTTCCGCCGACTTGGTTATGTCGCCGACGATTTTCGTTCCGGCCTGAACTTCCCAATTCGAGGCGACCATGTCGGGCTGCGACTGGCATTGTGTAATCACAACAAAGTTTCCCGGCGACCATGGTGCGCGGGTAGTGGCGGCACGGGCCGCAGCCTGCCCGCCAGCAGCGGAAACTACGAAACGGAGCATGGCTTTGTCGTGCAAGTCATACCAGTTGCGAGCCTGCTTGTCGCCCTGCAATGCACGGACATCTTCGACGTCGGCTCCGCTTTCTTGGTCGGCGGATTGAAGCAACATGCCGCTCAACAGGCCGGCTCCGTCGGTGATGCCATAATCTCCAGCATTGGAACGGAAACCAAAATTGCACGCCTTGCCGTTTGGGACGAGTGTGTTAGACATAAATTAAGGGCCGTATAGAAAGTTCCAGATTGATGTGTTGGTTCCGCTGCCAGCCTGAAAGATTGTGTAGACGGGCGGATTCGTTTGAATCGCCGGAAAGTTGGTCGTGAAGGTGTTTGTTCCGACTCCAGTGTAAATGTATTGTCCAACCGCAACCGCACCAACTAAGCTTGTCGGGCTAAACGATTTCCAGACCGTGCCGGTATAGCTGCTACTTACCTGATTCGTCACAGTCAAGCTGAATCCCTGAAGCTGCTTAACAGGCAATCCCGGCGTATTAGTATCCAACGCCGGGGTGTTGCTGTTGCCGGTAAAAACAGGCGTGCCGGAATTCGGCCACGGCTGGATTTGAGCAGAAGCGGAAAATGTCAAAAACATGCACGCAATCAGAAGCGCGACAGCCGCCGCGACCTTGGCTACAATGTTTTGGGCGGCGACCTGAACTTCGGTCTGTGACCAACCGGCAATCGTGTTTACCCGCAAATTCACGTGGGCACCGTTCGTGGCCAGGCGTTCGATTTTGGCAATCGCTGCCTGTTGCGCCAACGCGATATCGGCCTTGTCCTCGTCGGCAATCGGATTGGTGTCGGACAGCTTTGTGATGGCGGCAATAAGGTTGGGTTTTGTATCCACCCGCGAAAAATTTATCATACCAAAAGTTATTTTAAGTCAATTCGGAAAGCTTGCCGGGCATGAATAGATTTTAACTTTCCACCCCGACATCCAGTAATTGCTTTCCTGCGACCGCATCGGCGTGCGTTCGGTGATGCCCTGACACGTAAAATTCGCAATCGCTGCCGTCAGTAAATCAGGTAACGTTGCGGATGAAATCGCAGTCGCCAGAATCGCCGCGTTCGCACTGTGCTGGGTTTGCGGATTCAAAGCAGGCGTCTTGTTCTGAAACGGCGTCCGCAATTCAACCACCACATCGGCCCAGCGATTACCGGACGTCGGCGGGTCTTCCTCGCCTAAATCGCCTTCGACATACGCCACGATTCGTGCGCCTGTTTTGTCCAGATTATTCTCGCCGGGAAAAATCAACAGCCCGGCAGACCAACCTGCCAGCGGTTCTAGATAATTAACGAACGCATTTTCAATCAGCTCGGCATGTTCGGCCATAATAAATTAGTGTGAATATTCCGCTTTGGTTTTATTTACAAAGATGGCCTCAAAATCCTCATAGGAAATATCTTTCAAACACTCACCCTCATATCCATTACATGCACTCAACATCGAAACGCCAGCGTACATCATACCGTTTTCGGCATGTCGAACGGCAACCATATCCATGAATACGCCAATAAAGTTTATGCCGTTGTTGTGCGCCACTGCATTGACGAAATTGGTGTTCACCCGGTCGTCGCAATCCTTGTAAATAATCGCAGGCTCAACATATGCCACTTCATTTAGATGATTCGTCAAAGATTCGGACGCCTCCAAAGCATTTAGCGAATTGATTAAATTCGTACAGGCGAGATTAAGGTTGTATTCGTCCTGTTTTTCCTTATGAAGCTGTACGCGAAATCCAACGCACCCACAAAGCAGGGAGGTGGACATAATGATAAGAATTGTTTTCATAATTAGTTCGTTTTAATTCCGCAAGATTTGGCGTCGTCGCGCATTTGGTTTTCAATATCCTGCTCCATTGAAGCACGCTCTTTGTCAATCGCCTTCTGCAATGCCTGCGCAGCCTTGTCGAAAACTTCGTTCTTGCCGGTCGTGGTAAATTTCGACAATGCTTGATTCACAATCGTGGCCACACATATATCGCCGCTAACGTTGGCTGGCTTGACTGATCCCTTTGGATTTTTGATTTGCTTGGCTTCGCTATCATCGGGCGGCATACCCTTGCGGCTTCGCACCAGCGGCGTTAGTCGCTTGACCGCAGGAATCCAGCCGGAAGCCAGGAACGCACGAGCAGAAGCAGAGCGGGCTATCAAGCTTTTGATTGCAGCTTTCATGTCCGCCCCAAATAAGCCGGGCTTACCCCGTTTGCCTCTGCGGAAATTAATCAGAAGGGCCGCAACCGGAGCAAAGCTTTTACCGCTGCCAGTTACCCGTTGCGTTAATGTCTTCCTCGCACCCTTGAACGTATAGATAATTTTCGACAACGCCCTGCCGATGACGGTAGGCTCGGGCCGGGGTGTTTGGCGGATGGCTCCGCGAGCAATGAACAGGGCTTTCTTGTTGACGATTTCCGGTAGGGTGCGCTTTTTATGAACGCGGCGATATTCCTCCAGCGTCTCGTTGAATTCTGAGTAATCCAACTTAAACGACATAAAAAGAAAATGCCACGCTTTTTTCGCAGGGAAGTTTGAACGCGAATTCAAAGAAGTCTTCCCCACCTCCAAAGCGTGGCAAAATAAATATAGCAGGATTTTGCATAATGGCAAGCCTACATTCCAGCGACAACCAAGTCGGCATTGATACGAAGTTGAAATCCTTCCGCCATCGTCGTTAGCGCAACAAGCCTGTATTGCTTGGCCAGATAATAAAACGTATCGCCGGAATCCGGCAAATTACCGGCGAATTGTTTCGTGGTGACAGTAAGTTGTAAATCGCTGGTTAATTCAAATCCACCGATTGAATTGTCGCGCTTGAATTTTGCGCCGCCCGGCAGGATCGACCAGCTTGCATTGTTCCACTGGAATACCAGCGTGCCATTATCTTGCTCGGCATGGAGATCGTCTAACATGTCGGCATGATTCTCGTAAGCGTTCATAAAAGTAAAACGGCCCGTCAGTAAATCCAATAACTGACGGGCCGCAAGCGAGGCGCAACACTAAATTACTTGCCCGCTCTTTCAGCAGCCGCCAGATCTGCCAGGGCCTTGTCGATGTCTTCCGGGATGGTGATAATTTGCGCCTTTGTAAGCGTCACCTTGTCACGGGCCGCGTCCCGCGCCTGCTTGTCAATTTCCTTCTGGATTTCGGCCTTGCAGCGCACGAGGTTTTTCTTTTCAGGCGGCACAATCCGGCCCGCAGCGAACAGCGAGGTCATGGTCGCCACATCCTCTTTCTTTTTGTCGTCGAAAGTAACGATGGTGCCTTTCTTGTGAAAGAACACCTGATTATCGGAATCCGGCTCGCTGCCCTGTGCGCCGAAACAGTGACCGATTATTAAACATTGAATCTTTGCCATAATTGTTTTTCTTTCTGTTGATGGTTGAATCCGCGTCAGATTAGTAAATGCCCTGCATCGTCCGCCCGCGTAACGTTGCGGATACGGAATAAACCGCATTGCTTCCGCTGGTCGTGTACACGATGGCGATAAACTGACCAAGTCCGCCAGAGCTAACCGTCGTTTGCGACGTACCGTCCGGCGTGAATCCAGCCAGCCAGTTTGTATTGCCGACCAAATTGTTCATGTTCGACAATGAATTAGTAGCCGACGGAGGCTGAACATACTGACCGCTCCATCCATTCGCGACACTTGGATACGTAAGCGTTCCCGGCACTTCATACGTGTTCGTCGTGTAAAGCACCGCGCTATTGGTCGTGCCCCAATAATTCGACACAATCAAAGTCGTGGACGTCGCCAGAAATGCGTTCGTGATAATCGTCCAATTATTTGTTCCGGTGATGCTCCAATATAGCGTAATGCTGTTGGTTGTAGCATAGCCAGCCGCAAGATTATTTGCCGTTCCCCACACACCGTTCGAACAGCTTGAAATGTCCAGCGCACAAATTCCCTCAAAGCGGGAAATGTTGGCAATGTTGGTCGTATTCAGCGTGGTCGTGCCGGATTGATACAGCACGGTTGCGGGTGTAAGCACCAGCGTTTTAGGCGCGGCGAAGAAATCCAGAAAGCCGCCCTGCCCGAAAGCGGGTAGCAACGGTGCCAGTAACAGGATCGCCACGACCGCAGCCCGCAGGCCGAAAGCCTTCACCAATTCCAAGAAAAGATTTTTGATTGTGTTCATTTTATTTTGAATTTTTGTTTGTTGAAATAATTTCCGCCACCGGCTTAATTATCCATTGCCGGTGACGGAGGGTGGATTACTGGTCGCCAGCGTCCACCGAGAATGCAAACGATTGTTGGTGGTCGACCATGATATCCATCCATGAATTCGTGGTGACTTCAATGACCGCTTCTTTGCTGCGAGAGTACGGATTCACGACAACGTCCAAACCACCCCAAAACAGTTTTTTCGCATCGGCGAAGTTACCGAACAGCACGCGGTCGAGCGTGATTTGATTGGTGGCCGTCGCGCGCAGACCGATAACACGACCGTCGGCGGTTTCATCCCCCCATGAACCGTCTTCCCAAATGAACACCGGGAACGTGGTGCCGACCTTGGGAGTAGTTCGCCATTTCTGTTCCACCATCGGCGTGGTCACATAAGCCATGTCCGCAACCGCTGCGTTACCCAACGCAAGCTGCGTCTTGAAGTTGATAACGTTCAGATACGTCACCGGCCCGGCGAAATTCACGGCGCCAATGCCCGGCGTGTTGGCAATACCAATCGGCTGATTGTTGGCACCCGTACCAAGTAATGAAACTTGGTCGACAAGAACCGCGTGCGTCTTAAGCTGGTCGTCGCGCATCCAGTTTTGCGCGTCGATTGCATTCTGGAGCAAGAGCTGTTTGGAAACGGCACCAGTAACACCGACGCGGTGCGGGCTGGCTGCAAGCTGGTCGAGCAGAGGATTCGTCACCACCAGCAAAAAAGTTTCCGGCACGAAATAGGGCTGGCAGGCCGCAACGTGACGCGGCCATGTAACCATTCCTTCAAGCCCGGAAATCGTCTGCATACCGAGGCGTTCCGTCACCATCAAGTTACGGAGCAAAGCAATCATCGGCATCCAGAGATCGGTCTGAATCAAACCACCGCCCTGACCGAATACACCGGCCTGTAAATCACCAGCGGCACGGGCACCACTACGTTGCAGTCTGCGGGCCATCGCCGAACCGTTGTCGATTTTGAAACCGCGACAGCGTGCTTTCTTTTTGCCGTAGGTGCCCTGGCCATACGGAACCATGAAGCCTTGAGCCTGAAAGTCGCTCCCAGCCCGCAACTGCAATTCCTCAGCCACTTCGCCTTCCAAACCGGAGGGCATACCCATTGCGCCGTTCTTGGCGTTGCGAACCGCCGACTGCAAGGCGCGGGCATAGGAGTAGTTCTCCATATCTTCGTGTAGGTCATCGTCGGCAATCAGCTTGATGTTTTTGACGGCCCAGTCCTTCGCCTTTTCCCGGAGCATCTTGCTCGACCATTCGGCGGGATTGGTATCGGATTCCATCGCGACGTTGATTTCCGCTTCAATCGCTGCTTTGACTTCGGCGTTCCGACTGCCATAGTCGCGGATAAAGGCTTCGCCGATTTCGCGGATACCAGTCCGGCGAGTGCGGTCGTTTATAAGCGCGAGGTCGCGGGCTTCCTTGATGGCGGCGTCTTGCTGCTCTTTCGTAAATGTGACGGGGTCAGGCATAGTAATTTTGATGTTTCGTTGTTTAATTAAATCCGCGAGTTCCGCATTTGTTATTTTAGATAAGTCAATTTTTCCGCTGCGTCCGATACCGACGGTCGGATCGGCGGCATCGCCGGTCAGAAGCGAAACCTCGAACGGACGCCATTTGAATTTGCGGACTGGAATTCCATCAGCACCGCGTGTTTCGCTGACAATGTCGCCGAGGATGTAACCGACAGAAATTGGAATATCTTTCCATGAAGTTTTAGCCCGGCTATTCCAGCCGTCGTCGAAAAGCTTTATTTGCCCACAGGTCTTTTTGTCTTCACGGATGCAAACCGTGTTCTGCAACACGTCGCCGATTTCATTCAGGTCGTCATGGTCTTGTAAAACCATTCCGCGTTTGTTGATGAAACTGAAATTGCAATCCGAAGCGGCGTGGGAAAGCACCTCCCAAAAGTCGCCGTCATCTTCGTTGCGAAGAACCGGCATTTCGGAAGCAAATGAAAGCCGGATGATTCCGTCCGTGAAATCGTTGTCGACTTCGGCTCCGCGTGAATATGCTTTTAATGCTGGCATTACGAAAATGTTTTTAAGTCAATTATTCCGGCTTGTTCGGCGGGTCTTCGTCCTCGTCATCATTGCTGGGCGGATCGTCTGGATTTGTGAAATCAAGCCCGTGGATTTCATCAATCGCACGGTCGCTGGCGATTTCAGCGTCGACTTGCTGGACATCACCACCGCGTTCCGATTCGGCAATGACATGGTTGCGTGAATCAAGCCCGTTCTTAATCCGCAGGGCGTCGGCCTGAATATCTTGTAATGGATTGATGTAGGGCCAACGTTTCGCATGGAAGATTGCGGCGTTCTGGAATTCCTCCAGCCTGCTAAACGGCAACGCCAGAACGCCCGACAGAATCGCATACTTTAACCATTCGTTGAAATGTGGACGCACCAGATTTTCAATCGTGTGCTCCTGCAACATCTTAAATGTGTCGCGCTCCGGCAGCTTTTCCAACCGGCCCGTGGAAAAGCTCATGTCCTGATAGTTGCCGCTGGTGGCCGAATGAGAAATGCCGACACCTGTTGAAATCGACCGTAAATTCTGGTCGCAGAAATCGGGATATGTTTCGCCGGGGTGATTGGATTCAAACGGCTTTACGTCGTAGCCTTCCGGCAGTTCCTCAAAATTGATACCCGGCTCGACGCGGTCGATCTTTAATCCGTCTTCCGCTTCCTCGTCGCCGACATATTCGTCTTGTGTGTTTTGTTTGGTAAAAAATCCAATCTTTACCGCGCCAACAATCGCTGCGGTTTGTTCAGCAATATCGTATTGGTCGAGGCGGTGCAAACGTTGCACCACCGATGAAAGCCGAGGCATCCCTACGACTTGTCCGGGCCGCAGGCGTAAATTATGAAGCTCAAAAACATCCGCAGCCGGAACGCGTTCGCGGTAACGCGGGCTGTTTGAATACGCATACACGTCGCCGGGGTGCCGTGTCAGAATCCAGTAAGCCACCGGCCCACCATATTTATCCAGCTCCTTCGACATGATAATCTGATTACCATTCGCACCAAGCTGGTCGACACCGTCATTCGCTTTCGTTACCCGGTTGAAATACTGGTCGACACGGTCATTTTCAATCTCCTCGACAGCGTATCCATATTTATTGTTTGGGAAAGCCCGCCAATGCCGACCGTAAATCCCGCCTGATTCGACGATTGATGCAATGGCCGTCCAATAAAATTCTGCTCGCGTCTTGTCGCGGGAAATCAGGCAGTTCTCTTTCTTGCCTGCATCGGCCCACGCAGCCTGAATCATGTCGTTGGTGGTCTGCTCCTCGGTAAATTTCCCGCTTGCATCTTTTTTACCGACGCGCATTTCCAGCGGGAAAGGGTCTTCGCCACCGACATTGATTATATGCGTGTTCAGGATTCCAGTGGCATACGGATTGTCGCGAACCAGCCGCCGACAGCGTGCGCGTGTGGCATTGATGCTGGTAAAGATTTCAGCATTTGCCGACGTGATTGATACCGGAAAATCCTGATTAAGATTTGTGTTCTGTGCGGCATCGTACATGCGGCACTTTTGCCCACCTGCCAGCCTGCCGGTCTTTTTTGCAACGGCCCGAAGGATCGCCGCGTCAGACGGCTGCACCGGCTTTTGCATCAAAACCCGACCAGTGGGTAAAGCTGGCGGGTTTTTGGAAAGTTCAACAGAAAATTTCATGGGTCTTGAAGATTCCAAACTGAATTGCCCGCGCCAAAAACCCGCGACGAATTAATACCGGGTGAGGTGACGTAAAGGAAAGACTTGATTTTACGACCGGTCGGCTTGCCGCTTTTGGCGTTCTCTTTGGCGATTTCCTTCCGCCGTTCTTGAAGGTAGTGGTTCCGCTGGCTGGCAAGCTCAAGCCGTTTTGCACGGATGATTTTTGTTCCTTCGACGTCAGTTTCATCAAGAACGTTCTGAGCCAGCTTTTCAAGTTCAGTCTCAATACTGGCCAGCATCCGCTGCGCGTGCGTGGTAACGTCGATGTCGCCGGGAGCGGAGGCAAGGTCAGGCGCAACCAACAACGCCGCTAGATAGATTTGCTTGCGGATACCATCGACATTTAAAGCCCACCCCTCAAGTTGATATTCGGCGGGAATCCAAGTTTCCGTCACCGCAGCCGGAACCGTAACGAGATGATTGTCGCCGCTGGCGACTGAAACGAAGTTGATAACCTGAGCACCACCACGGGCCGCATATTCGAGCGACCAGCCCTGAGAAGCAGCATACAGCGGCAACTTGCGTGTAAAACAAATTGTATCGCCAGCGGATAATTGTGAAGGTTCTCGCCATTGCATCCAAAAGGCAAAATTAAGTCAATTTTGGAAACAAAAAAGCCCGGCTGGTTGGGCCGGGCTGTGTGTCTGTAAAAATTTACATAGAATAATTTTCAGCCTCCAATTTGGTGATAAAAAAGTGAATCCCGGATGTACATTCTTGCATCCAGTCCTCAGAAAACCTCTCGGTCGGCCTGACCGTCGCGCCCTTATTGTATTCAAATGTTGAATCGTGCGAACTTTTGGCCGTGCCGCCACCCTCGACCTCCAAGACAACAGCAAATTCAGCCCGGCACTTGCGGCCAAAAGCGTGCGAGCGTTTGGCGTTCGCCGGGATTTTCAGCTTGACGATTTTACCACCCGCGCATTTTTTCCAACCAATGATTTCGCCTTCCGGCAAAATGCGGGTCATTGCTATTGGAAGTTCCGCATTTTTGGCGCCGCACAGGTCGGCGCCGCACAGGTCGGCATCGCGCAGGTTGGCGCGGCGCAGGTTGGCGCGGCGCAGGTTGGCGCCGCACAGGTTGGCATCGCACAGGTCGACGCCGCGCAGGTCGGCGCCGCGCAGGTTGGCGCCGCACAGGTCGACGCCGCGCAGGTTGGCGCCGCGCAGGTTGGCGCCGCACAGGTTGGCGCCGCACAGGTCGACGCCGCGCAGGTCGGCGCCGCACAGGTCGACGCCGCACAGGTTGGCGCCGCACAGGTTGGCATCGCACAGGTCGACGTTCGTCCTCAAGGCCACCGAAATTGCCGCACCCAGACTGTCTGCGTCGGTTTCGTAAAGCAAGGTTCCATTGAAGCGGTTGGTGATTTTAATTTTCATATTCGCGTTCTTTATTTTTTTTGAATCCGGCGTGATTGCCTTCATCTATCAACAATTTACAAAATCTGACTTAAATTAGCAACATAATTATTTTATTTGAGCATAGCTAAAAGTTATACTTAGGTGGCAACGTTGCCACCCCTGCCTGCGGAAATCCTTGGAAATCAGCCCGGCCTGCCACCGCGCATGGAAAATCGCTTCCTTTTACGCGGAACCATTTCTGCGGGCTTTTCCGGCTCCGCTGGCTTATGTGGGTCGGGCATCGCCTCGACCACGTCGGCTGCCTTTTTAATCACATATTCAATCTGTTTCGTTTCCGTGATGCCAAGCTTCTTTTTGATTTCCTTTTTGATGACGGAAACGACCGGATTCAGGATGTCGACAGCCGCAAGGAAATAAACACGGATGTCTAAGGCTTCGTTCCGTTCGCGGACTTTTTCATAATGCCGCTCCAGCCAACCGCGCTTTGGCGTCAACCGGACTTCCTCGGCGGTAAGCTGCTCGAAATATCCGTCGCGCTTCTTTTCGTATCCGTGGCCAATTGGATAGTGCATATATCGTGCACCGGGCGTCTTGAGCTTCATTCGAGCAAAAAGAATGTCTTTGGCGTTGTCGGTTCCAACTGAATAAAGCGTGATGCGATATTTTTTGTTCTTGTGCGGAATAACAAGCAAGCCCTGTTTGTTGGATGCACCGTGAACGGCGTACGCTCGCGGGTGGCCGCATTTCTTAATGAAGGCCCGGACTCGATTTCCTTTGTGGCCGTGGTCGCAAGCGAAACAATCTACTTTCATTTCCGCCCCGTCTAGCCGTTTAAAAGTTCTATGCAGCCGCGTTTTTAAATCATCCCACACCGCGTCACGCTCCGGGTCACCCTGTATTTTACCGGATTCAATGCCCCACGTTTCTTCGTTCTCCCCCAAGCCGATAAATTCATATTCAATTCGGTCGGCCTGCACGTCGCAAACCAAAAATATCAGACAAATGTCTTCCGGCAATTCCGTCGGGTGATAATCCTCCAGCCGATTATAAAACGGGTCGGGATCGACCTGTTCCGCCTCTTCAATGTGCGGCTCGCAAAGAAATGTGTTTTTCCACACAATCATTGCTTTCTCGCCGGATGTGTAAGCCCGGTAGAATTCCGACGCCATTTGATGCAGCTTGGACTTGAATCCTTTCTTGTGTGAGAATGTTGTGTTCAGGCCGTTCAGCCAATAGCCGCGAATACCTTTGAACAGCGCAGTGGCTCGCCATTGGCCCGCGCAAATAGCCTCCACGCGCATCTTATCGTCCCAATGCGCGTGACAATCCGGACATTCATACCACGTCTGTTCATGTTTGTGGCCCTCCGGCCATTTGATATTTTTCCAATCCAGAACGTGAAACTTTCCGCAGCATAGATTCTTTACGTGCCACTTGCGTTGGTCGGATTTCAACCACCAATCATGAATACGGCTTCCCGTCGTTTTGCCCGCTTCGACATCGCCAGCCTTCGGAACGCGGAAAAGCTTGGTGGCCGTTGACGAAAGAACTTGAATGTTGTCTGGATAATTTTCAGCACGACCAAAAGCCAACTCGACGCCATCACCTTCAACTGTGTCGTAACTCGATTCGTCAACCTCATCGCAGAAAACGACCGGGGCTTGAACCTGCCGGAAGCCCGACGGCGAATTCGCACCGATTGCGGAAATGGTTCCGCCCGGATATTCCTTCGCCAGAATCGTATTGCCGGAATCCCGCGACTTGGAATCCTTGATTTTCTTCCGCAGCACCACCGTCGACTTCCGCATCGGCTCGAAAAACTGTTTCGACCACTTTTTAGCCGAATCAATAGTCGGATATGTAACAAGGATGTTTCGCGGATTCTGTTCAATCGTCGCGCCAATCAGGTTCATTGCCATCTCGGTTTTACCGAGACGCTTTCCCATGTAAAGAACAGTGACTTGAACTTCCGGGTCGGTGAACGATTCCTGCGGCTCCTTCTGATATGGTGCCGTTGCTATCTGGTATCGGCCCGGCTTGGCGGTAACGTTGCGACCAAGCCGACGGCGAAGTTCTGCCCATTCCCAAATCGGCAGGCATGGCGGTGGATTCCAAAGTTGCGCGACACGTCGATGCAGAACATGCAGCGTGCGAACTTGAACCGGCGACCATTTAACTTTGCGCTTCGACTTCATTTATGGCCTTAAAGATTATTTCGGCAATTTGTGGAATAATTGAATTTCCTAAAGAGGGCGACTATCCCCTGACGCCCTAAAGAGCCTATTCTACTTTTGTCCATCCCTGACGGTATCCCATCAATAGTTCTACAAATTCCGGATTCAGGTGTCCATTTGAATTGTCCAAAATCTGAAACCAGAAAATAAGTCAAGATGCGTCTTCATCGGCTTCATCTTCTGATTTTTGGTCGACACCGGCATAATAGTTTTCAATTGGAATCGTTTGCAGCTCGCCGAGCAGCTCGGCCCGTTCTTGTGCGGATAAACTTGAATGAGAAATCTTTTCCCGCAAGTCGCGGATATAATCGGCCCACACCTTTTCGACCAGACTTATCGGAATCCATTCTTTCTTAAGGATCACGTCCTTCGTCGTTTTCAGCTTTGCCGACGCAGCGGTATCTTTGATTTGTTCTTTCCGCAAAGCTTCGCCCGATCCTCCATAGATTGCGTCGGCGCATTGCTTGACGGAATACTTACCGTCCTTTTCATCCGGCAGGATTGCCTGCGACTTCAACTTTTTAGTCAAAGTCTGTGCATCCATGCCGAACTCCCACGCAGCGGCTTTGATGGTCAGGCGGAATTGATAAACTTGTTTTGACATATATCACAATCCCATCATGTAACGACCAATGCGTTGAATGATATTATATTTAACCTGCGGAAAAATTGGGTTGCGGATAATGGCAACAATTCCATGTTTTACACAGATTCCGCAAAAATGCTTTCCGGTGCCTGATTTTTTATATTCCAAAGGCTGTTCACATATCGGGCAATTTTTCATAATTGCGTCATAATTGTTAAAATCGGTTTCAATTTACATTTCAGCTCTTGCCGGGCCAGCGGCGGCAATTCAGCCCAGTTTAACTTTTCCAAGTGGTCGGCAATCCAGTTTAGCTTTTTGTCGGCTTCGCTGATTTTCAGCATCGGCTGGCCTCCACGCTTTTGCCAAGACCGAACGGCGGTGTTAGCGATGCTTGCACGGCCCGACCTGCCCCATTCCCCGGCGATTCTAGGCAATGTCAGCCCGCGAGCCTTCAATATACGCCTCATCTTCGAACAACGCCTGAAATATTCTGCCTTGCTTAATTTCAGGCCATTGGCAATTACCACCCCGGAAGCGGATTGGTTCGGATGAATCCCCATGATAAACAGAAATACGTTCACCCATAGCATCGTTTCACGCGGATTGATGCAACCGATGGTGATAATGTGATGCAGCAGCTTGGCAGCGGATATGACTTCAATCTGCGAAAGATCGCTGGTCGGCTCCGCAGGCCGTTCCGAAGCGGATAATCTTTCATCTATCTCGTCGTAATTGAAATCCACCGTTTGTTCGATGTGGCCGTCGACGAATCCTGTGTTCATACTTTTTGTTTCTTCAACCACCATCGGCGACTATCAATCGCCTGAATCGTTCGGCCCAGCAATGCGGCTAGGTCGTCGTCGCTTCCTGGCTCAAACAGCAACGAATCTTCGACATCTGTCCAGCGTTCGCCGTCCATTGTGGCTTTTTCCTTGGACTTGCGGTTGCGGATTGTTTTCTCGCAACATGAGTGCGTCCGCTGGAATTTCAGCTTGCGGCGATTCCGTGAATCCTTGATGCGCTGCTTCCGTTCTTCCGGTGTAAGTTTGGTTCTCATACGTTGTGGTCGTCCCATTCGTCTTTACATTGGCTGCACAGTTCAGAAAATGAAAGTGCCGGATTGTTGCAAAATAAACATCGGCGGATTTCATCGGGTGGTTGAATGTTTTGGAATTTATTGCACGTGCATTTAAACTCCTCTTCGTTGCTGTTTCTACAAAGTCCGTCAAATTCATGACAGAAATGCCAGCCGGATTTAATTTCGTCGTCTGTTAATTCGTGGTCATCTGGCCCGTTTAGTTCTTTATAGCGTTTTTCGTTCATAACTGGAAAGTCTAAATTCTGTCACGGACTGGAGTTGAAGTGGGGTGTTGGTCACCTGAACATGTCGAACCTCCTAGGAGGAACCAATCAAAATTGTTGCTATAGAATGTTGTAGTTTTCATAATGTGTTGCCGTATTCACCAATTGTGCCAGCTCCATCAATGCAGCCATACCGCTATTCTTGATGCCGCAATGCTTGTGCAGCCAATAGGATCGTTGCCATAGGGCCGACATACATAGCTGTATATTTTGTGATTGATGAATCCATGAATGAATGAATGTGAATGATGCAGGCTTGAATGATGCATCAACGACCGGAGGCGTATGCTTGCCCCAAAGCCAGCTCCACAAGATACGCTTGCTATTTTCCATAATCGCTTTTTTGTTTCCGCTTCTTATACTCTGATTCTGATTCTGATTGCCATTGCTTAAGCATTGCTTGGGCGATAGCTAGTCCATTGGCTGAAGTAATGGACTAGCTAATGGCTGAAGTAATGCTTGGTCTATAATCATATTGATTCTATTGGCGATTTCTATTTTGCCATTTTGCAGCCGCGCCAGCTTTCCCGCGATTCACCGCCGATTGATAATTTGCATTCGTTTCGGCCCACAAAAGTTGTGCTCTTTTTTGTTGCCACATGCCATCCTCGTCCAGCTCGAAAAACCTGCCAAGGATTGTGTCTTGCCATTCCTGCCATTCATCGCGCTCTATTCGACAAATCTTTCTAATCACCTCCGGGTTATTCTCCAGCCCCTTTGTGTGATTGTTGCCCCAATAGTGTCCAATCAGCCGCAAGTATCCCAAGCCGATTGAATCAGGCAAGCCGTCTATGGCTTCAAAAAAGTCACGGAAATAAAACCGCATGTATGCCGTGGGTTTCATCAAATACGATTACAATAAGCCCAAACGTTGTAAACGTTCGATTTCGGCGACGATTAATGCTCCTGCCTTAACCAGATTGCGAATCGGATCTTCGGATGGCTTCCACCATTTTTCTTCCCAAGGCCAAATAGACGGAATGTTTGAAAGCGCGACGTTTTGATTACCGTGAACAGATATTTCTCCGGCAATCAAAACATACGCAGCCGCCGCATGTCCAAGTTCCGCAAAATCATGCTCATCGTCGTGCTTTTTCGTCCATTTATGTTGATAAATTTGACGCTCGCGCTCTTCAATAATAAGATTGATTGCTTTTTTTGTTTTCATTTATTCCTTTCCAATCGTCTTAAACCACTTTTCAACTTTATCTTCCAAGCCGGGAAATGATTCCTTGGTTTGCTGTTTGTAAAGCATTAGCGGCGTGTTCTCTTTAGCTGGAATTCTGAATCCTTTGACCAAGATACCACCGATGCCTTCGTGGTAAATTTCTTGTGCTTTCCGCATCCGCCAATGATCCATCGGACAGGCACACCCTCGACACAATATCTTTGGCGCAACATCCCAGCCCATTGCCAACATGATTTCAAATTGTTTTTGGCGCGGCATTACGGTCGCATGTAATCCGCTGGCCAAAATCATGCCTTGCCCGCATTTAGAGCAATGAACTGCTAAGGTTAAATCACGTGGCTTGCGGGGTGGTATCATATGATTTTGCGACGGATGGAACTAAATATGTCGTGTTGTCTTCAATTTTTCTCCCATCTATTGTTTTATAAACACGAACAGTCCCGCAAATTGGGCACCAGTCGGTATTGTGGCCAAACATATCCATAACACCCTCGGTGCTGAATACATTTTCCCAAGGATGGGAGCCACGTTTGCAGTTTTCTAAATTTATCATGGCTTAGTGGTGGCAACGTTGCTACCTTGCGCTGCTATGTATTGGCGAGCCTGCAAGCGGGCCGCGATTACAGAGCAGGCAAATTGTTTCGCCTTCGTCTTTAAATATCCATGCGCGAACCAATCCGGCGTAAACCAGAAATCCTCTACGCCGCAAGTTCCAAGCACGGTGAATTCGACGCGTATGTGTCGGTTGTCGGATGATGGCCGCATGGCTGACACTTTTAAATCCTTGGGGTTGATTTTCACGTCGTAAAATCCGTTGCCAAGCAATGCGGACAGCTTGTGGTTTTCTTTCGGATTGATTTGCCGCATGGGCCGCATTTCATCCAGCCGGACGTTTTACGTTTCTGCCGAACACGATTCAGTCCGCGACAAATGATTCCGTATAGTGTGCCCATATTATAGCAGGTAGTTTTGTTTCAATCTTTCGACGGCGGTTTCGCAGTAGCTTAATTCGCGTTCAATCCCGACGCATTTCTTTCCCATCATTTTGGCTGCAACCAAGGTTGTTCCGCTTCCCATAAATGGGTCTATGATGCTATTGGTTGGTGTTTTCTTTTCTGATAACTGAATACACCATTGCATAAGTGCAACCGATTTTTGTGTGGGGTGGACACGGGCTTCGTTGTTTTCTTTTGCATGTGCGCCAAACCAACGTTTATTGAAGCTTTGAACGACAGCGTCGAAATTAGTCCATGCCAGTTCCGCGTCGGCATAATTCATCATTGCCGATTGCTTATCCCAAATAAGCCAACACCTTGATGGGATTGGGCTATAATAATTTCCACCCCAAATAATGTTTTTTCCGGGCCGGTTGAACAGCTTCGACATTAATTCTGGCGATGGTGGCGATTTATCCCAGTCACTAAACGCGTATAATAATTTACACGGCCCAGAATTTTTGTTAACAGCGTTCTTTTTTGTATTCGTTCCGCTGACAAAACTCGCATCACCCGCATTAATCCCATACGGCGGATCGGTAAGCAACAAATCAAATTCATTAAACTTAATTTGCGGAATCACCGTCCTGCAATCGCCGTGGTATATAATTATTCCGGTTCCGTCGTCGTAAAACGGTTTCAGATTTTGCGGTCGCGGCGGAATGATTACTTTTTCGTCCATACTTTTTGCCGAATTAACGATTCAACTAATTGCTTGGTGCCGCCACGTTGAACGAAGTCGCGGACATCCTTACATGGTGTCGGTGGAATCCAGATTACCGAATTGATGTTTAATTCCTTTTTAAGTCGTTCCGCCCCTTCAATGCCGGGTCGACCGCGACGGCCATTAAAATCTTTCATTTCATCGTTGTCGCCGATGATGACCGCTTTGTAGATTTTGCGGGCCACCAAAGCTTGCTTGAGGATTTCCCAGCCGCTTCCGCAATTGGGCCGACCGATGGCATATAGACCGATT